CAGAAAAAGATAACAAAGATTTAAACAGAACACCACGTTCTGCCGACACTCGAGCTAAAAAAGAAGCTCGCAAACCATGGAGCCCACCATCTATGTTGGATACTCCTCCTGCACCTGAAGGTTATACTTACAGGTGGATTAGAGCCGAAAACTTAGGTCAAGAAGATCGTAAGAATATAACTGCAAGATTAAGCGAAGGTTTCGACCTAGTAAGATCTGACGAGTTAGATAGTTCTTTTAGTGATCGATATGATTCTATACAACAAGGCCAACACGCAGGAGTGGTAGCACGAGGTGGTTTGCTATTGGCTAAGATTCCTAATGAAACACGTGAAGAGAGAAACTCCTATTTCGCTAAACGTGCCCAAACTCAGCAAGATGCTGTAGATAACGATATGATGAAGGAATCAGATCCAAGTTCTCCGATGCTTTCGCCTCAGAGATCAAGCAAAGTAACTTTTGGCGGTGGTCAACGAAGTTGATCGCTTAACTTAAAATAACAAATATAAGGTGACTTATTATGGCTAACAAAAATGCCCCATTCGGAGCAAAAGTTGTAGGTAAATTAGGTTCTGCTCCACAAGTAAATGGAACAACAGAATACGCAATTGCCTCTGGTGCTTCTGGGAATATTTTTTCTGGCGATTTAGTAAAAATGACCAACGCAGGTACTATTTTAGTAGCCGCTGCTGGTGATGAGTCTATCGGTGTTTTTAGAGGTTGTACTTTTACAAACTCTTCTGGTGAAACTATTTTTAGTTCACATTTCCCTGATGGAACTGTATCGTCCGATATTAAAGCGTTCGTAATAGATGACCCTGATGCTGTATTTGAAATTCAAAGTGCAGGTTCTCCAGCTCAAACTGATGTCGGTTTGAACGCAGATATTTCTTACACTTCTGGCTCTGTGAAAACAGGTATGTCAGCTTTAGAACTATCTGGAACAACAGCAGCTACAACTGCTACGTTTAGAATTATGGGCTTTTCGAGTGACCCAGATAACAGTACAACAGGTTCAGCTAATGTGAATGTGATTGTTAAATTTAATGAGCATTTCTATGTCGATCCAACAGGAGTATAAATAATGGCAATTAATAGAGCGCAATTAGCGAAAGAATTAGAGCCAGGTTTGAACGCCTTGTTCGGTATGGAATACTCAAGATACGAATCTCAACATTTAGAGATTTTCGATACTGAAACTTCTGATAGAGCATTTGAAGAAGAGACACTTATCGTAGGATTTGGTAATGCAGAGGTAAAAGCTGAAGGTAGCGGTGTCAGATTTGATACAGCTAACGAAGGTTATACATCTCGTTACACCCACGAAACTGTGGCTCTTGCCTTTGCTTTAACTGAAGAAGCAGTTGAAGATAATCTTTATGACAGACTCGGAGCAAGATATACCAAAGCCTTGGCAAGATCTATGGCTAATACAAAGCAAATCAAAGCAGCTTCAGTACTAAACAATGCGTTTAGTGTGACAGGTGGCGATGGTAAAACTTTGATAGCAACAGATCATCCCCTAGGTGGAGGTGGTTCACTAGCAAACAGAGCTACCACTATGGCGGATCTAAATGAAACTTCACTTGAAGATGCATTAATTAATATCTCTACATTTACAGATGATAAAGGTCTTAATATCGCATTGAAAGGTATGAAGCTCATTGTTCCACCACAATTAGTGTTTGTTGCTGACAGATTACTACAAACTCCTGGTAGAGTTAGTACATCTGACAATGACATCAATGCTATTAAAAATACTGGTATGCTACCTGATGGTTATGTTGTGAATAACTATCTGACAGATACAGATGCTTTCTTCTTGAAAACAGACTGTCCTGACGGATTTAAGTATTTTGAAAGATCTCCAATGACAACTTCATTAGAAGGTGATTTCGATACTGGCAACATGAGATATAAGGCTAGAGAGCGTTATAGCTTTGGATATTCAAACTTTAGAGCCGTTTACGGTTCTCAAGGAGCTTAAGGAACGATTTATTGTAGCGTTTCTCACTCAACTACAATTCTTAGGGAGCTTCGGCTCCCTTTTTTTTGTTGATTACTTTGATTTCTAGGTGTAAACTCAAGGTAGTTTTAAATTAATTAGCTTAATGAGGATCGATTCGATTTCCATTAATACAAGTAAAGGAGTTCATAATGGCTAATCCACATTTTCAAAACTTAATATTATGGGCAGGTAATACTGTTGCTACGGAGCACAAGAAAAACCAGCCTATGTTCGCACCATATCCATCAGATCAAACATTTTATATGTATCATAATGATTTCTTTACATATAATTCTGGTGATTGGACTATAACAACTACTGAGGCTGGTACTGGTAGTGCAACTGAAGCTGTAACATCTTCAGCAGGTGGAGCTTTATTGCTTACAAATGCTGCAGGTGACAACGATTTAGACTTTTTACAATTAAAAGGTGAAGGGTTTAAATTAAGCACAAGTAAGAAAGCATACTTCTCTGCTAGATTCAAAGTAAATGATGTAGATCAGTCAGATTTTGTTATGGGTCTAGGTATAACAGACACAACACCTTTAGATACTACTGATGGTGTTTTCTTCATTTCTGCTGACGGAGACGCAGGTTTAGATTTCTTAGTTGAGAAAGATAACAGTGCAACGACTACAGAAGATGTAGCAACTATGGCAGATGATACATTTATCACAACAACTTGGTTTATTGATCCAGATGCTTCAAAAGTATATTACTCAATAAACAATGCTGCTCCAGTTGGTGTTGCAATCACTAACTTACCAGATGATGAAGAATTAACCGTATCATTTGGTATTCAAAATGGTGAAGCATCAGCTCAAACTATGACTATTGATTACGTTGTAGCAGCAGTAGAAAGATAGGAGTAAACAATGGCAGATACAGTAACCTCACAAACTATCCAAGATGGTGAAAGAGTTGCTATCTTAAAGTTTACTAATGAATCTGACGGTACAGGAGAGTCTTCTGTTAAAAAAGTTGATGTGTCAGCACTTACTACCAATAGTGCTGGTGAATCTTGTACTAGCGTATCAATAGCACGTATTTACTGGGCGACCAGGGGTATGGCTGTAGATATAGAGTTTGATGCTACTACTAATGTTTTAGCTATACCATTACCAGCTGATAGCACAGGTGATGAATACTATGACGATAGATTTAGTGGTATACCAAATAATGCAGGTTCAGGTGTTACTGGAGATATTGACTTTACAACAGTAGGTCACTCAGATGGTGATGCCTATTCCATCATTTTAGTTTTAAACAAAAATTATTAATGAATGGCTACCAGGAAACCAGCTAAACAAATAAGCAGGACAACTGGAAAAGGTGGAAATTACCGCCCCACTAAAAAAGGGGCGGGAATGACCAAGAAAGGCGTAAAAGCATACAGAAAAGCCAATCCTGGTTCTAAATTAAAAGGAGCTGTTACTGGAAAGGTTAAAAAAGGCAGTAAAGCAGCTAAAAGAAGAAAGGCTTATTGTGCAAGATCAGCAGGACAATTAAGGCGTAGCTCTGCAAAAACAAGAAACGATCCTAATTCAAGAATTAGACAAGCAAGAAGAAGATGGAAGTGTTAAATGAGTAAAGCAAAAATTAAAAAAGTAGTAAAAGGTTTAAAAAAAGCAAGTAAATTACACGCATCTCAAGCTAAAACTTTACAATCAATAAAAATGAAAAAAGGTGGTAAGGTCAAAAGTGGCGGTAAAATATGCCCAGAAGGAAAAGCTTGGGCTAAAAGAACTTTTGATACATATCCCTCAGCATATGCCAATATGGCTGCATCAAAGTACTGTAAAGATCCAAACTATGCTAAAGGTAGTAAAAGAAAGAAAAAAGCTAAAGGTGGATTTGTCTCTTTAAGAGGTCAAGGCATAGTAATGAAAGAAAAGCTAAGATAATGGGACAATTAGCTGAGTGGAGAAGACAAAACTGGGTGCGTATAGGCACAGATGGTTCTATAAAAGGACCTTGTGGTACAAGCAAAGATAAAACAAACCCAGATCGTTGTTTACCAAAAGCTAAAGCACAAAGTCTAAGCAAAGCAGAAAGAGCTACCACAGCAAAAAAAAAGAAAAAAGCTGGTGCTAAAGGAAAAACAGTAGTTGCAAACACAAAAAAAGCAAGAGTTTCGGTCAGACAAGGAGGACCTATGATTAAAAATAAAAACAAAGCTGATCTCAACAAAGATGGTAAATTATCTTCTTACGAAGAAAAAAGAGGAATGGCTATTGAAAGAGCAATGGCAAAACAAAATAGAGTGAAAAAGAAAAATGGTGGTTTTATAGCTAAAGGTTGTGGTAAAGTTATGAATAACCGCAGAAAAGTAACCACTATAAGTTAGGAGAAATTATGCCAAAGAAAAAATCTGAGGATCCAAAATTACAAGCTAGACTAAATGCTAAAGTAAGACCAGATGAGCCAGTGAAGGATGAACGTATTTATATAAATATGCCTAAGAAAAAGGCTCCTGCAAAGAAAACTACTGCTAAACGAGGCAGACCAAAGAAAAAGGATTAATTATGTTTAAAAGAACTAAATATTATGCTAATGGTGGCTCTGTCAAAGGCAGTAAATATATGGCCAAAGGCGGTAAAGCTTCCAAATACATGGCGAAAGGCGGTAAAGCTTCCAAATATATGGCTAAAGGTGGAAAGGCATCAAAATACATGGCTAAAGGTGGTAAAGCATCTAAGTACATGGCTAAAGGTGGCAAGGCCTCTAAATATATGGCAAAAGGAGGCAAAGCTTCTAAGTATATGTCTAAAGGCGGTGCTTAATATAAATTATTAGATAAAGGGGGTTACTTTGTCGTATTTAATATCAAACATACCACAGTTTAAATGCTGGGTTAGAAAAGAATTTACAGCTAATCATCAAAAATATCACGGTGAGTACTTGCACGCTTTAGCGTTTGCAGTTAATACCATTCCTGATAGATCTTTGTCTTTTCAAGTTGTTTTTACTGGTTGCGAAACAGATTTAGAGGGACAACCAGATGAAAACATACATGGCGGTGCTATGTGGGCAAGGATGCCAATACAAGCTTTAATAGCTGATGTACCACTCGCAGAATGGCCTACACCCATGGAAGATCATCTAGCACAACCCTGGGACTGTTTATCACATCATCATTCAGTCGTGGTTTTAGATAGAGTGAGTTCTTCACCTTGGATATGTAAAATAGATGGGGAGTTTCATACAGGGACTTATATGTTTACGGTGGATTACACAGAACACTCTATCGCTGATGATTCTGCACAACATAAACAAAGTCATGTGCTATACTTAACTGACGCTGGAGAATATACTGGTAATTTTGTAGCTTTACCTAATAATAGAGTAAGAGCAACAAATCCTGCTTTATGGCGTGTTGGCGAGGGTCCACCAGATTTTTCACCAAGCCAATGGATTCATTCAGCAGAAAAACATGATAGTTATATGGATTCAAATGTAACATTTGATAATTTATATAACCAAGACGATAGGTATGAATAATGGCATTATCAGGAAGTACAAATTTTGAACCCAACGTAACAGAGTTCATTGAAGAAGCTTACGAAAGATGTGGAGCTGAATTAAGAACAGGTTATGATCTAAAAACAGCAATACGTAGTGTAAATTTAATGCTAGCAGAATGGGCTAATAGAGGTTTAAACCAATGGACTATAGAACAAGCAACGCAAACTGTAACAGAGGGCACTTCAAGTTATTCTTTAAATGCTAATGTTATAGATGTTTTAGACGTTGTTCTACGTAGAACAATAAACCAAACACAAACAGATATAAGCATGAATCGTATTAGTAGAAGTGAATATCTAAACATACCTAACAAAACAACCAAAGCAAGACCATCACAATTCTTTTTTGATAAACTTAATACACCAGCACTTCAAATATGGCCTGCTCCCGAAAACAGTACAGATGTATTAGTTTTTAATAAACTTGTGCGTATGGATGATGCTGATAAAGCTACAAATACTATGGATATGCCTTTTAGATTTTATCCTTGTTTTGTAGCAGGTTTAGCTTATTACCTATCATTAAAGAAAAACCCACAATTAACACCACAGTTAAAGTCTTTATACGAAGAAGAGTTCCGTAGAGCTGCTGACCAAGACGAAGATAGGGCTTCATTTAGAGTTAGACCAGATATAAGGATGAATTAATGGCGTACGCACTTGGTAAATTTGCAAAAGCTTTATGTGATAGGTGTGGGTTTGAATATAAATTAAACGATCTTAAAGAAGAATGGAATGGTTTAAAAACTTGTCCAGAGTGTTACGAATCAAAACATCCACAATTAGAACCATTAACTGCCACAGCAGACCCAGAAGCTTTATATAGACCAAGACCAAACAATGATGAAGAAGAGGGAGAAGGTTTTGTTGTTGTTGTGCAGTCAAATAATTTTAAACCAGATTTTTTAAATCCATCTACTTTACCAACTAACTTCACAGTTAGTGAGATGACAGGTGGCGTAGGCGAGGTTACAATAGTCACATGACATTATCAGAGCTAAAAACACTTATACAAAATTATGTAGAAAACACAGAAACTACTTTTGTAGCCACACTAGATGATTTTATTAAAAATGCAGAAGAAAGAATATTTGAACTTATACAATTTGATTTCTTTCGTAAAAACGTGACTGGTACTTTAACTACTGGTAATACCTACTTAACAGCTCCTACAGATTTTCAAATGAGCTTTTCTCTTGCAGTCATAGATAGCAATGGTGATTATAAGTATTTAGATAAAAAACACCCAACCTTTATGAGGGAATTTAGCGTTGATCCCACAGATACTACAGCTAGAGGTCAGCCTTTGTATTATGCAGATTTTGATAAACAATTATCTACAGCCTCTAATAATGGCTCTACGTTGATTGTAAGCCCTGTGCCCGATGCTGACTACAGCGTAGAATTACATTACTTATTTAAACCTAATTCATTAGTTACAGACACTACAGGCACATGGATTTCTAATAATGCTAGAAATGCTTTATTATATGGATCTTTAGTAGAGGCTAATACTTTTTTAAAGGGTGAAAGCGATATGCAACAGCAATACGAGCAACGCTTTTTACTTGAAATAACAAGGCTTAAAAACCTTGCAGAAGCTCGCGGCAGGAGAGATGAATACCGTTATGATTCTTTGAGGACAACGGTATCTTAAAAATACATGGAAAAAATTGAAAGTCTTAAGGGCAAATCAGTAGCCATAGTTGGTCTAGGTAAAAGCTGGTTTGATTATAATTTAGCAAAATCACATGGTGTTCACTTTGATGAAGTGTGGGCAATCAATGGTGTAGGTACAGTAATTTATCATGATAGGGTATTTATGATGGATCCTGCATCTAGGTTCTTAGATACAGAAGATGCAGGTGGACAAACTGAAAGCATGAAAAATATGCTTCAAGAACATGAAGGACCTATTTATACTTGTGAATTAGATGACAGATGCCCTGGTTTAGTTGAATATCCTATAGAAGAGGTTGTAACACAACTTAACTGTTATTACTTAAACAATACAGTTGCTTATGCTATAGCCTTTGCATTATGGAATGAAGTATCAGTTTTAAAAATGTTTGGTGTTGATTTTTCATATAAAGGCAATTTACATTTTGCTGAAGCAGGCAGGGGATGTACTGAGTTTTGGTTAAGTAAATGTATAGCAAACGGTATGCAAGTTGAAGTAGCACACACTTCAGGTTTACTTGATACTGATGTACCAGCAGAACAAAAACTCTACGGTTACCATAGGTTAAGTAATCCTTTGGTAGTAATGGCAGATGAAAATGGTTTGAAGCTAGAAAGAATTAATAATCTTGAGATAACAAAAAAATCACAACAACCAATACTTATAGATAGGCATGATTCTCACCTTAAACCACCAGAGCCAAACAAATGGTAGATGAGATAACACCAGCAGGTATGCCTGGATTAGGCCTTATAGAGGCTAAAACAAGTAATTACGGTGGACATCCTCCAGAGTTTTGGGCAGAAAGACTTACAGAAAAAATAGTTAGTGCAAGTGATAGTGAAGATCCTTATGTAAAAGAACAGGCTAGAGCCTATAGAGATATGATTTACAAGGTTTGTTTGATTTATATAAAAAATGCGTTAAAATCTTACAAAGCAACTTTGATACAGGATTTATCAGGTCAAGGTAGCGAAGATATAGCAAAAATAATTAAAGGTATTTAATATGGCCATTACATCAACATTAACTACAAGTTTTAAAAAAGAACTATTAACAGCAACACACAACTTTGCAACAAATGGTAATGCTTTCAAACTTGCTCTTTTTACAAGTTCTGCGACTATGGGGGCTACTACAACTGCTTATTCAACATCACAAGAAGTAAGTGGTACTAACTACACAGCAGGCGGAGCCGCTTTAACAAAAGTAGCACCAACAAGCAGTGGCACTACAGGGTTTACTGATTTTGCAGATTTAACTTTTGGCACAGCTACTATTACTGCAAGGGGTTGTTTAATCTATAACGACACTAATAGTGACAAATCTGTAGCTACAATCGACTTTGGTGGAGATAAAACATCTACAGCAGGTGATTTCACTATTGTTTTCCCAGCAGCAGCAGCAAGTACAGCTATTATAAGAATAGCTTAATAAATGGCTGTTGGTTGGGGTCGTTCCACTTGGGGAACAGGTCCTTGGGGTCAACCTGCCTCAGTTTCAGTAAGCGTTAATGTATCTGGCGTTGCTGGCACTTCTGCTTTAGGCACTATTTCTACAGATGCAGAAGCTAATGTAATTCCAACAGGACAAACAGCTACAAGTGCGTTAGGCACTGTATCAATTGTAGCAAAAGCAAATCAAACACTTTCATCTCAAGTAGGCACAAGTGCATTAGGCACTGTATCTGTAGTTGCTAAAGCAAACATAACCCCTAGTTCTCAAGTAGGTACTGCCGCAGTTGGTGGTGTAGGTGTTAATGGTGACGCTGTCGCAAATGCTCCAAGTGCCGTAGCTACGCTTGGTAGCGTGAGTGTAGATGTAGACGGTGAAGCTAATGTAGTAATATCAGGGCTATCAGCAACTTCAGCAGTTGGATCGGTTACAGTTCATCATAACGCTAGATTTAATATTGATGGTGTTAGTGCTACAGGAAGTGTAGGTTCTGTTACTATAACAGCTAAAGCAAATATAAGTGTTACAGGTCTTTCAGCAACAGGTTTTGTAACAAATGTTTTGGTTTGGAGTCTTATAGATGATACACAAACACCAAATTATGCTAATATAAATGCAGACCAAACTCCAGAATGGGAAGAGGTGGCTTAATATAGGAAATAAATATGGCAACTTATGTAAATGATTTAAGGTTAAAAGAGATAGCGACAGGTGATGAATCAGGTACCTGGGGGACATCTACAAATACTAATTTAGAGCTTATTGCAGAGGCATTTAGCTTTGGTACAGAAGCCATTACAACAAATGCTGATACTCACACCACAACTATTGCAGACGGATCAACTGATCCTGGAAGATCTATTTATTTAAAATACACAGGTACGCTTGATTCAGCTTGTACTATTACTATTGGGCCAAACACGGTATCAAAACTTTGGTTTATAGAAAATGCCACATCTGGATCACAAAACATAATTATTTCTCAAGGTAGTGGAGCTAATGTAACCATACCCCCAGGCGATGTAAAAGCAGTATATTCAGACGGAGCAGGTTCGGGAGCAGCAATAGTAGATGCTTTTGCCAGTTTAAATGTAGTAGATTTAAAAGTAGAAGATGATTTAACACTTTCATCTGATTCAGCAGTTATAACCTTTGGTGCGGATGGAGATACCACCCTTACCCATACAGACGGAACAGGATTAACGTTAAATTCAACAAATAAACTTTGTTTTAATGATGCTAGTCAGTTTATACAAGGCTCAAGTGCAACTGTGCTTAGTTTAGGTGCAACAGATGAAATTGATCTAACAGCAACCGCGATAGACGTAAATGGTACTTTGGATGTTAGCGGAGCTATTACTTCTTCTGCTGGTGCAACCATAACTACAGCAGATAATACTAACCAACTTACATTAGTATCAACTGACGCAGATGCAGCCGTTGGTCCCGTATTAGATTTATACAGAAACTCTGGAAGTCCTGCTGATGATGATTTTTTAGGAAAAATTAATTTTAGAGGCAGAAACGATAATTCTCAAGATGTTAATTATGGTTATTTATCATACTTTATAGCTGATGCCTCAGACGGAACCGAAGATGGATTTATGCAATTAGGTTTAATAAAAGGTGGTTCTAACACACTTCTAATGGAAGCTGGAGCTACTGAAACTGTATTTAATCAATCAAGTGTTGACCAAGACTTCAGAGTAGAATCAGATGGCAACGCTAATATGTTGTTTGTTGATGGTGGTAAAAACTCACTTGGAATTGGTACTACACCAGAAGCTCATTACACAGGATATGTGGGAGTAGACATTGGAGTTGTTGGGACTTTGTTTGCAAGTAATTCAGGTACAAATGTTACTACATTAACTAATAATGGTTTTTTAAATTCAGATGCTAGTCAATGGACTTATAAAGTTACTGATGAAGCAACCATGTATTCACAAGTTCATGGAGACCATAGATTTTCAACAGCAGCTTCAGGTTCAGCAGATGCAGCTATAACTTGGAGTGAAAAAATTCGTTTCCAAGCAGCAGGTGGTATATCTTTTAATGGAGACACAGCAGCAGCT